TGTATAACACAGTATTGCCTGAGCAAAGCTGGATAAAGTCCTTATCGGAACTAACGATTACCTTTTGCCAGTCTTCAATATTTTTCATATTGGCGACGAAGCCAATAATATCATCAGCCTCCAAATGATCTACCATAAGCTGGCAGACTGGTAGCTGGTTTAGATACTCGAACAGTCGGGTCTGTTGCCATATTTTATTTTCTAATTCTTCGTTTTCGGTAAGGTTGCGAATACCACGATTTAAACGAATTGGTTTGCGCCCTTCCTTATATCCGCCAAATGTAGATTTACGTCTGCTAGAACCTCCGTCCCAAGCGACAACAATGTGGTCTGGCTTAATTTCCCTTGTTAGTTTTTGAAGAATTTTTAAGAAGCCTTTTACGCCACCGATAGGTTGCCCGTTGGCTGAAAGGCTGGGATCTACAATATAAGCTCTGAAGTACATATTTAGAGCATCAACAATCATTATGCGTTTATTATTCATAAACACACTTTATCACTACTCTTCGTAGTTGTCAACATCTATTTGCAATTCATTTAAAATACTTTTGAGATCGTCTTCGAAATTTTCTTGCTCTTCTTCATCAACATAGTCTTCTTGTTCTAATCTGTCCAAAAAAACATATGCTTCTGCAAGATTGTCTTTCGCATCATCTAACGCTTCATTTTTTCTATCTAAAAGCGAACGAATTAATTTAAGATCTATCATAGTTTGAAGTCTCCTATCAATACTACATAGTCTTTAAATTTCAAAAGGGATCTTAGTGGTGGTGATGGAAGCGCTTTCTGTAACGTTTTTTATAACGTTTTTTATAACGTTTTTTATAGTATTTTTTCTTATAAATCTTGTGTTTATGATAATGCTTATGATAATAAGTTTTATAAACAACTTTATACGGGGCTGGGACTACAACGTAGTATTCCTCGTATTCATAGTGAGGGTAGTGGGCTGTGTGCCCAAAAGCACAACCAGAGAACAAAACAAAAAATAAACTAAGTGCTACAATCTTTTTCATAACGAAACCTCCATTATTCATTAGACGTAGCACTTAGTTTATTTATTCATCTTTTTCTTCATAAAAGTCTTCGGCATTACCTTCACGGTTATCAAACTTCATAACGACCTCTTCATCCATAATTTGAAGAACACGCTTTTTGAACTTGATATCTTCAAGCTTCTGGTACCACTTAGAGGCTTGGAACTTTTCGGACGTGCCATCTTCAAACATCAGTTCAAACCAAGCACCAGCCTGTTTAATTTTATCTGAGCCTTTGACAGCTTCAAACCAACTTTCTTCATCTTGAACTCCAATATCATCAGTGCCCCAAAGAATCTTAAAATTGCATTGACGACCCTGTGTTCCAAACCTGCTTTTCTCCAACTTGACCTTGACCTCGGATCCAATCCTAAATCCCTTATCATCAGTAACAAAAGAATTCTTTGCCTTGCGACCTGTCAGCCAGACACGAAGTGAATAAGCATAAATCATAGCTTTACCACCCGGAGTCATGTAAGGCGTTGTAAGAGCCTCAGAGGGACTTCTAGTGATATTAGTTTTCAACTGGTTAAGAACCAAAAAGGTTGATTGACTATTGGCAATCGGTACGGTCAGCTTTGACATACCCTTCGCCAGAATACGTGCTTTCACTGCCATGGAAGAAAGGGGGTTAAAGTCTCCTTCCACGTCGGAAATAGCAGGTGTAAGAGCAAGAGAATCCCAGATAAAAAGCATCCGATTTTCATTATTAACCAAAAGGTCTTCGATAGTTTCGAGCACAAATTCAACAGACTGAGCCTGAACATATAAAATAGTATTGACATCGCATCCTGCCTTTTCCAAAAACGCAGGGTCAATAGCTGACTCAGAGTCGAAATAGACAACATCAATTCCTTTTTTCTGAGCGTTTGCTGCGACTTGCGCTGCCAAGAATGATTTACCTGTTGCTTCAAGACCTGCAATCTCCGTTACTTTGCCGACTGGGATGCCAGCCAGTTTTCCTTTGCAAATAATAGAATCAAGCCAGCGGGACCCAGTGGGGATCCAGTCATTGACCTCCGTTGGATTATCCTCATTTAAATTATGAGCGATATCAGCACCAGCTTTTTTGTTAATCATCTTTCTCATTTCTTCAATGGAAAGACGACCTGTTTTCACTTTTTTCAAAGCCATAGTATCTCCTAAATAAAAAAAAATGGAGGGGGCGAACCCCCTCCGTGGCTATGGGGTTTAGCCAAGTAGCTCGTTGAACGCAGAGTCAACGTCATTTCCTTTACCACCAGTATATTTGGTGGTTTCGGAAGAGTTCTCTTCTGCATCCTCTTCGCCAGCGAGGAAAGTGTCCAACATCTCTTGGACCTGAGTTGATGTCTTACGATCAAAGAGAGTATCGACATCAGGAATAGTTTCCAAGTAGGTTTGGACTGTTTCCTCAGTTTCAGCCAACGGGGAGGAACGTCGGCGGGGGGTAAGTGTAGTCTGTGGGAACTGTGCCCCAGCAGGCTTTCCGTAAGTCAGAACAAGATCTGTTCCTTCTTCGACATCAGTAATATCGCCATAGTCTGGGTTCAGAACAAGGCTCAACAACTCTTGATAAGCCATCTTGCCATAACCCCAGATGCGAACACCTTTGTCTTCTTCTCCACGCACAACAACAGGCGAGAAGAAACGCTGACGAGCCATAAGCGACTTAGCCATCTTGATGCTGTCTTCTGTTCCATCGTTGAACAATTCACGGATAAAGCTATCCAATGGGCAGTCCTCTCCGAAGTTTTTCTTTGGGCTTAGGAAGCCGGGGTTATCTCCAAGATTGTAATGAAACCAAAACTCCTTGAAGGGGTCGCCATCTGGTGTTGGCAGGATTCGGATTGTTTGTTCCCCGTCCTGTGGTCGCCAGAAAACGTCATTGCGACTCTTGCGGTCTTCTCCCTTTACAGAAGCCATCTTTGCTTTCATTTTATCCATATCAATTGCCATAATAAATTTTTCTCCATAGTTAAAGTTATAGTATGCCTGACCAATTTCTCAAGCATCTGTTAACCACTATACATACGGTATTTCCATATGTCAAATGTTTTTTTGTATTTTTGTTGTTCTTGCTAGAAAATAGACGTGGTTGTCTTCGTAGTTTGTTGAATAAATGCCAAAGGTTGTATCACATTCTTTGTCAATATTTTCACGGATGTTTTTAAGTAGATTTTGATCAGATTTTAGGTGATTTTCTGGGATTGCAAAATAATATTTCTTCTCCCTTACTTCCTCTAAATTATAGAAGGGATATTCTTCGCTATTTTTAGGATTGACAGTGCCAATGGTGATAATTCTTGATGGGTTGTGCAATTCACTAAAAGTATTGAAAACAGGATCAGTATTATTAAAAACATTCAACATATGTATGGTAGAAACAAGGGTTTCGTTAATTCTATCGTAGTAGCCAAAAACCGGCAAACCGCCGAGAACTGTTTCAATAGTTTTGTTTTCAACGATAATCAAAGATTTAAACACACCAGAACGAGCATATTCCTGAAAAACGTTGAAAACGGCATTTTCGTTTAGAAGCTCGGCTCCAGAAAGCTCGCTTACGTCTGGCTTGATATAGAGCACGTTTATCTCTGCCTTGTCTCTAGCTTGCTGTAAGACACGAAGTGATGCAGAGGAGATTTTAGAGCCTCCACAAGTAATAAAAAGAGCTTCTCCGGACAAATGCTTAAAAAAGTATTCTAAATCAGGATTATGAGCATCATATAGCTCAGGATCTTCATATTTGGGATAAACATAGTAATTCATCTCATCGCTGTGGCGATGATCAATCTTATAGACATCATATTGCGGGTATTTCTCAAATCCACGAGCAATATTGCAGCCTGCTTTTCCAAGTCCAATTATTTTATCCATAGATCCTTTAAATCTCCAAAATCTTTTCCTGCTTTTGCACTTGTCTTAAATACTCCGAAATCATTTTTTGCAAAAGTATCGTATATGTCTTGCACCATGTATTGATCTTCTTCACTAAAATCTAGAACGATTGAATCGTGCATGGTAAAGGCAATAGTGGATTTCCTACCTTCAAGCAGCTTGTGTATCTTAAGCGCCTGTCTCAATATAATATCATTGGTCGTGCTTTGTAAAATATAATTCAAAGCGTGAAATTCATCAGACTCAATTTCTCTACCATATGGATTTTTAACCTTTTTTCCGTCCCAATACTTCTCTTTAACCTTCCCCCTATCATAAGCACGATTAGAGAGAAAATCATTTGAATTTGGGTTATAAAGCCATGCAAAAACTCTTTTTTTAGCCTCATCTCTATCAATAGCCCCACGATAAACAACATTTGCGTTCCAATCGTGAATGTCTTCTTCTGGCTGGTCTTTACCAGAGAGAGCAAGGAGCGTTCTTAATTCTGCTGCGTTATAATCTAGTTCAAGAAACCAATCATTGTTTGGTTTCAGTATGGAACGATAGTTTTTATCAAGGTTAAGAAGTGGGAAGCAGCCTTTCTCAACTGTAAGTCTGCCTGTGACAGATCCAAACAAATTATATTTTACAAAGGGCTGAAGTCTTTTAAGTTTCTTCAAGAAGTCTCTAATCCGAAGATTGTATGCTTTTTGCCTCAGTGGTGTGGTATCAATATTCAGCTTCTGATACTTGATATCAGTTAGCATCTTGGTC